GTCTTGCGTTCGATGTGGTCGGACGCGCCCGTGTCCGCCGAGCCTTTCGCCTTGTTGAATTGGATGCTTATGTATCCCATTTTTGTCTTTTGTTTTTATAGGTTCTACAAACTTGTTTGTTCATGCCCGTCCGTTGCGGTCGTGCCGCATGAAAACGGGGGTGTCCAGAGGGGGTAACCCCGTTGGCTCATTGGGGCGTTTTTAGCATTAGCGCAGCGGTGCGTGAAGAAAACGCCCTAATGAGCTATGGCTTTTCCGTTCTTAAAATCCGCTGCGCAATCAGTGGTCGCCGGATGCTTTTTCTTCTTTCGCCAGCTTGGGTGGTACGTCATGCCGCCCTGTCGGTTTGTCGTCATGGTTTCGTGCCGTCACGTTGACATGCCTGCTTGTTGACATGATGGCATATCGGTATACGTAATACCCACTTGGAATGCCCTGCCGTTTCCCCACAGACTTGTTGACGGGTGTAAAAGCGTTGAAGTGTTGAATATGGCACATAACATATTGATATATTGTTTTATATGCACTCAACTTAGTCTCAACAAACGCATAATGCCCAACAAACGGCAACGAAAAGAAGGAGTGAGGACAGAATTGGATGCTGCCGCGCTCCCTCTTCATCGTCCGTTGGGCGTTGTTGGTATTCTGTTGAGTCTGTATATCACTATATATCAACATTCTATTATATCTATTCAACAATTCAACAGAATATCACAGGCTTTCCAGCAGTTCCTTGGTCACGGTGTAATATCTGCCCACTCCCTTGCGTGGTTGGTAGCGTCCCTCGCCGCCATACATGTAGGTGGTATAGGTAAGCCCGTTGGGTGCAGGGGACAGTTTCCAGCACTCCTGCACCACTTTACGCACCTGCGGCTTCTCTGCCTTGACCTGCGAACACAGCAGCAGGGGGATAATGTCATGCAGGCAGAATGACACCGTTTCCACTTCCATCTTCGCCATGATGTCAAGCAGCAAGTCCGCCATTTCTATTTCGAGGCGGTTGCGGTTGCTGCGGATTATCTTCCGCAAGGCTTCCGTATCAATCAGCTTCGGGGCAAACCACATACGGCTTTCTTTTTTTGTTGATAATTCCCGATGGATAAGGAAGTACAGGAAAGCGGGGATTTCATCCTTCAGCTTTTGCAGGAAATCGGTGTCATCACACTGCAATCGTCCTATCTTGCGTACCCAATAGCGTGTCTCGCCTGCATCTATGATGACGGGCAGATGCTCGTTGTTGGAACACAACACAAACTTGGCGAAGAAACCGATTTCGTTACGGTCTTTGCCTTTCGCCTCCACCTTGTAGGAAAGTGTGGTGCTGAGGTTCTTCAACCGTTCGCTGTCCTCCCTGCGGTTGAGCAGCACCTCGTCCACCATGATGAGCAGCTTGCCTGCCCAATCGGAATTGAACTGGCTGCGGAAGTCCTCATTGGTGTTGAACGTCACGTTGTCTTGGAAGATGGCTTTCAGGAAATTGAGGAACGTGCTTTTGCCCGTGTTCCGTTCTTCGGACACCAACAGCAGGATAGGCAGCTTCTGGACAGGTTGCAGGTAAAGCAGTTGCAGATAGTCCATGCCCAACTCGTATTGCTCTCCGAAGATATGCTCCACTAACGAGCGGATGCAGGGGAAACTGCCCTCCTGCGGTCGGTGTCCTATCGGCTCATAGAGATTGAGGAACTTTCCGACAACGGGCTTGTAGCCCACATGGTCGGGGACGGTACAGAAACCGTCATACTTCGGCACGGTAGCCATGCGGTCTTTGCCGTAGTCCTGCCGCAAGGTCTCGGAGTTCCATGCGATGCGTTTCTTCACACGGCCCCCGTCAATCAGCGGCTGGTCAACAATCTTGTAGAGGGTTGTCCCCACACGGATGAATTCGTCTTGTTCTGCCATAGGCTTTGCTTGGTTTTGTGTCGCCGACAGCAGTGTCGGCAACGGGTTAAACAATCGGGTGCAAAGTTATGATGCAATGCATAAAACTCTGATACGCAAAACGAAGCGGAACGGCGCAATCGTAACAAACTGACAAGAAAATGCAGAAAAGCACATAAGAAAAGGTGCGGCAAAACAAAAAGAAAGCCCGAAGAAGCATTCCTTTCTCGCTTCTTCGGGCTGTTTACGTAGGTACGTACCCACGCTCTAACACTCGCACATCGGTCTGTCAATTGACACCCACAGGACTTGTTTTTCTTTTCGCCCGTACAGCCTTTCCAGCAAGGTATCGCGCACCATTGCCGCACATGGGGTATTGATGCGGAATGCAATTGCCACGACCATAGGCAGGGCGTACACTTCCATGCCGTAGCCGTCGGGCAAACGGATATACCGTTCTGCCTCATGTCGTTTCAGCACTCCACTTTTATATACGGCTCGGATGGCGGCACGGAGTGTTGGGGCGATTGTACCCAACAATGAGGACAGCTCTGCCTCTGTCATCCATACATTTGTAGAAGTGGGTATAGTCACTCTACCGTACTCATTCATCGTAATAATGCCCCGTTCCATAATCAAGCGGTTATATGTCGAAACGTCCGCTTATTTTGTTCTCAAAGGCGGAAATGTCGCTGTTTAGTTTCGTGTTCGTTACCTTGGCATAAATTTGCGTGGTCTTGATGTCCGTATGTCCGAGTATCTTGCTCACGCTTTCTATCGGCATACCGTAGTTCAATGCCATGACAGCGAAGCTGTGCCGGCTGAGGTGAAAGGAAACCGGCTTCTCGATACCGCACTTCTTCGCTATGTTCTTTATGCGTTTGTTTACCATGTCAAGTGAGCCTATGTTAAATAGCCTCTTTTCTTTTCGGAACGGCTCGTAACGCTTGATTATCTGCATCGGAATGTCCATCAGCTTGACTTGGAACGGGACACCTGTCTTTTGCCGTTTCGACACAATCCACTGCGCACCGTTCATTTCCACGATATTGTCAGTCGTGAGGTTCTTGATGTCTATGAACGATATGCCCGTCCAGCATCCGAACAGGAACAAGTCCCTTGCCAGTGCAAAGTTGGGATTCTCCAGTTTGATTGCGCCCAATGCCTGAAGTTCCTCCTCCGTCAGAAAGCCGCGCTCCTTATGGTCGGGGTCAACGTGGTACATTGCAAACGGGTTTCTTGGTATCTTTCCGTTGTAGTGAGCCGTGGTGACGATATGTTTCAATGGTATGGAGTATATCCACACGGAAGATTGCGCAAGCCCTGCCTCGTTGCGCAGGTACAGGCAATAGTCGCGGATGAAGTCCTCCGTAAGTTCGTTCATCGTTATGTCGGCACGTTTATATTGCTTTCTGATAAACTCGGCTACATACTTGCGGACAGTCAGGTATTTCAGATATGTGCGCTTGGAGCGGTCTTTACCCACACGTTTGGCAAAAGCCGCGTTCTCCTTGTCAAAGGCACGTAACAAGGTCTCATATTCTGTGCCTATGCCCTGATAAGCGTTACGTACCATTTCAGCGGTCACACAGGCTTCACGGTCGGAAAGACGCTGATAGTGCTTCACTATTTGCGCTTTGATGTTGTCCAACGCGAAGTTTACCGCCTGTGCCTCCTTGCTCTTGCCTTTGGCACGGTTTCCCTTTGCGTCCCAAAGTGCTTTTGGGATGGTCTGCTTGCAACTGAACTGTGCGATAGTCCCGTTGATGGTCACACGTCCCATGATGGGGACAACTCCGTTCTTCTCTTTGCTTGCGTTCACGTAGAACACGGTCTTGAATGTACTCCTCATAATCCTTACTTTTTGTTTGGTGCAAAATTAGTTTATGGGAGTTGTAAGGGCTGAATGTAAACCTACGCAGAACGCAGAAATATAGACCGTTAGTATTAAAAGTGCATCCGATATCGGGTAATGATTTGGAAGTGCATCTGTTTCCATATTCTTCCCAAAGCCTGTCTTCCCCATCTGTGCCACCTTGTGCCAACCTATGCCCAAACCTACTGACAGTCAGTTGAAATGCTCAATTCTGCTCAAATCTTCATTTTATCCTATTCTTTTTTCTTAAAACATCCCCATGTTGTTATAGATAACATCCGGATGTTTTGATCAACAACATCCGGGTGTTGTTTGTCCTTACTCCGTGTTTGCTATCACTAATATATTGATATACTGTATTCCTATAAGTATATATCTTACCTGTCTTAAAAGGTATAATGAAAAGAATCTCTTTTATGTACTTTTTGTTCTGAAGAAACATTATATTTGTGCATTAATAACCGAATAATATACAGCCGTATGATTACAACTCAGTTGCTCCGCCCAGAGAGTATTGTCGTAGTGGGCGCATCAAACAATGTACATAAGCCCGGAGGCGCTATTCTGAAAAATCTTATCAGCGGAGGATACCGTGGTGAACTTCGTGCTATAAATCCCAAAGAAGCAGAAGTGCAGGGAATTCCTTCTTTTGCCGATGCAAAAGATGTACCCGATACCGATCTTGCCATTCTTGCCATTCCGGCCGCCCTGTGTCCGGATGTGGTTGAGACTTTGGCACGTGAAAAACAGACCCGTGCATTTGTTA